TAATATCTTCTATCTCTTGCTTGTACTCTTCATCTATGAAGCTATTATCCAAATAGGTGGTTTTATAGATAGATGCTTTTGATTCGGGGTTATCAAACAATCTTGCCTTTAACCAATGTAGATGACTAATAGGGTTGAACGTGATTATTATTTGCTTATAGTAAGACGTTATGCCTCTTAACCGTCTATTAAGCTCTGCAAGGTCGTTTTCGTCCATTTCACTAGCTTCTTCTAGCCAAATGCCTGTTATCCCTTGAATAGACTTTAGTTTTTCTATGTCATCAAGCCCGAAGAATAAAAGCATTGAACCATTCTTGTAGGTGATTGTCATATCTGATTTATTTATCTTAAAATCTTCACTAAGGTCTATCCAAGAGATAACGTCTTTGAATAGCTGGAATACTGATACTCTTAGAGTCTTTGCTACTTTACGTGTTATTAGAAACTTATGATTCTCTTCACTCATCATGCGAATTAATATCTTTTGTGCTGTAGTTACGCTCTTTCCGCTACCTGCTCCACCATAGCTTACCAAGATACGCGTTTCATCGAAAAAGAAGTCTCTATGAGCCTTATTGACCCTTAGGTCGGGGATACTACTCAAAAGTAACTTTCATGCTATTATCTGTATTGTTCTGCTGTGCGTTAGTGTTATTGATATCAATCTTATGAGAAGCTTGGGGATTTGCTATCGACTCTATATCCTTTATAGCTCCTGTTAGGTTTTTAATATTATTATGGTCGAAATTATCCTTGCTTTTAACGATAATCCCCTGCGCTAATTTCAATAGTTTCCTATTGCCTTTTATTAAGTCATTATCCTCCATAGATGTGTCTATTTTTTCTATTATTATGCTCTCTAACTCAGGGTGTTTTGTGCCGACCTCATTAAGTGACCCTAAACTGGCACTAATCCCCTCTATATCGGATTTGATGTATCCTTTTATTACCCACCCTTTCAAAGCTGCTTTATTTGTTAATTGCTTCTTTGTTATGCCAAACTTTTTTGTTATTGAATTGCTATCAAGCCCGCCCTCATAAGCTACTTCGATTGCTTCCCAATTATACTTACTTGGTCTAGCCATGAGTCATTACCCATGATGCTAAATGATGTGGGTTAAAGTATTTGCTACACATTAAGAGTTCTCTTCTTTGTAGGTATTCCATGATACTTCCTTGCCGTTTATTTTAATTGTGTCTATTGAGGTGTAGTCGCAGTATCTTTGGATTATTACTTGAGCGTATTTTTCGTCTAGCTCCATGCCATAACATTTTCGAGTAAGGTTCTCGCTTGCAATAAGTGTACTTCCACTCCCTAAAAACAAGTCCATAACAATCTGTTTTGTTGTGCTACAGTTAAAAATACCTCTTTCCATAAGTTCCACAGGCTTCTGCGTTGGGTGAACATAAGTTGCGCCACCATCTTTACTTATGCTCCACACACTCCCTATTCTTTTATCTTTTAGAGTCTCTTTTCTATTCCATACTAAAGCAAGCTCATAATCAGTTGCAAATGCTCCTTTTAAATCTCCAAGACCTCCACCACCTTTAGCCCAGACAACCATATTGGATAGTTTTCCAAATGGTTCTGTTATCTGTAGCCACTTTCCTAATACCTGATAAGAAGTCCACATAAAAATAAAACCTTTAGAATACTTTTGTACTAACGGTATCCACCCATCAAGAAACACATCATCATTTTTTATTACATCGTGATTGTCATTCATATTATTTGAGTAACTTACTCCGTATGGAGGATCAGTAAAAACCATGTCAGCCTTTTTCCCATCCATTAGCTTTACAACATCATCTTCGCTAGTACTATCGCCACAAAGAACTCTATGCTGGAAGTTCATACCTAACTCTATTAAATCACCTCTCTTAATACATGGTTCATCGACCAACTCAGGCACTTCATCTGCTTTACTATCATCTAAATCAACACCTAATCCATCTAAGTCTATATCTAACTCTTTAAGTTCTTCTAAATCAAACCCCAGTAAATCAATATCAAAGTTCATCTCTTGTAGTGCTTCGATTTCTACTTTTAAAAGTTCTTCATCCCATCCTGCATTTAAAGCCAGTTTGTTATCTGCAATAATATAAGCTTTGGTTTGAGCCTCTGAAAGCCCTTTTAATATTATTGTGGGTACTTCTTCGAGTTGAAGCAGTTTCGCGCCCATAAGGCGACCATGGCCTGCTATTATCCCGTTATTTTCATCTATTAGTACGGGATTTGTAAAGCCGAACTCTTTTATGCTTGACGCTATCTGTTGCACTTGCTCGTCTGAATGGGTGCGCGTGTTGTTTATATATGGTATTAACTCGTTTATTTTACGTTGCTTTATTTCCATCACTCTGGCCTTTTATATTGTTGATACGTGTGCTTAATGCCATTACTTATCCCATAAGAGGAAGTAATAGAGAACGATGCTCTACGCTTAACTCTTCTATTATACCCATAACAATTTCTTCAATCTTTAGTAATCTATCTGATTGATATTCTTCTCTTGATAGTATGTATGGTATTCCAACAAAAGAAGCGTTAGAACGGTTTTTAAATGCTTCCAATTGCTCAGTTGTTAGTTCTTTGTCTGTAATTAGTACTATTTCCATAATTTAGCCTTCTTCTTTTTCTCTTTCGTCTAATTGTTTATTTGTCATATATACCAATTCGTTTAAAGTTACTTCCTTGCCTATGTCTTCTGTAAGTGCTGTGAGCAAATGTCTTGTTAATAAACTCCATTCTTCTGCTGCTTTCATTGTTGTACCGGTTATATTTACTTTTTCGTCTTCACATTTTATCATCTTATTGATTCCTTTTTTTGCAACTTGTATTGACAAGTTTTTGTTTATTGTGTTCTACGTAAACACTCTAGCAATAAACGCTAAAATTACTATTGTTATAGCTATGTATATCATTTTAATCATAACTCAACCTTTTCAAATTCTAATTTCATAACGAGCCTTTTTCCATAAGCCAATTTGCCACTTCTTCACACCCTATCTCTTCTAGTAGGTCTTTGTTTTCTATGTATTGTACTATGTCGCTAGGCTCAAGGTCTGCTATAAAGCTTGACCTTGCATTACCTATTGTTAGAGTGACCTCTCTATCCATGTAATTTGTATCTATATCAACGTTTTCGCATTCTATTGTTAATTGTTCTATCATTGTGGGGTGTCCTCCTACAGACTGTGTATCTTTAAAAAACGACTGCTCTTTAGCCTGTAGGAGGTATTAAGAGAAGCAGTCTTTTAAAGATTCTTGTTAGCTAACCAAGTGATTAGCACTTTGATATTATACCCTATTTTGTGACGTTTGCGTCAACTATTGAGGTATTTTTATCAATATTTATACTATTTAATTTCTTTTGATTTTCTATAATTGTAGGTATAAATGACAACGCAAATATAACTAAAACAAGAACAATACTTATCTCGCCTCTTCTCATAACAATAACCTTTCGTTTAGCTAGGTGTTACCCTAGCGTGTTAAGTGAATGGTAGCTACATGAAAAGCTTCCATTTACATCTTGCTCGCCTCTTTTGATAGCTAGCGCATTGACAAACATTATAACGCTACATCTTGGCTGATATTTACAGTTATTGCAGTTATCAGCCTTATTGTCTAAGAAAAATAGGTTTTCTTGTTCTTGTGGTGGTGCATCTGTGATATTTTCGTCTATCTCTTCATATCCTATTTCGTCTAACTCTTCTTTAGTCATTTTGTTTCCTTTTCATAAGTTAAATCAAATATATCAGGCTTACACGGGTAACACTCTCCTTGTATGCCTTTGATAATATAGTCACCATTGATAGCTAGATGAATACCTTCTAGTGTATGTATCTTAAATCCCTCGTGATCCCACAGGGCTGTTCTTCCTTCTGATGTTGCAAATTCAATACATTCTCTTAAATTTATGTATTCAAAATACTGTATCGCTTCTATAATAACTGGTTTTTTTCTGTATTTGTATATCATTTTATTTCCCTTAAATAATCTTGATATATGCTGTCCGCATAGCCGTTTTGTAAGTCCATGGAAAAGGTTTCTCTCCAAAGACTAGGGTTTCCATGAGGGCTTAACTTTCCATTTCGGTGGTGTTCATTTCCACACAATGGTATTAGCCTCTTATGATCCTTCTTGTCCGTACTGTCTCGCTTTACATGATGCCACTCTATACCATTCTGCTTTCCACATACGAAGCATGGGTACTGCTGATAGTGTAGCCAAGTTAAATACTCACCATCATTACTAATAAAAGATACTGGTGTATCATCTCTTATTCTACCGTGTCTTTTGGTTTGTGATTTTTTAGTTAGCATGTTATCTACCTTTAAAAATTAGTGCTGCTTTTTCTGCGTACTCTTTAATTGTCATTATTCCTCTTCCCAGTTTGAAAAAATGTAGCATCCTCTACATGGGTCTTTGTTTATATCTATATCACCATGCAAACAATTCAAGCACTCTTTCACATCACAACCATCATCTATATGATGTATTGTATTATTTGTCATACACACTCCGTCAACTACTATTTCTAGTGGCTTGAAATGCTCACAATCTCTACATGTTTTCATCACTAGACCCTCTTGTCATTCTGTATGTTATGTACATAAAAGATATAACGCCCATAATGGCCATTGCTGCATCTTTATCGCTCCAATACATTAATCTATCTTTATAGAGCTACTTACTGCCATAGCGTCCACCGTATCTCTTAGTTCAAGCTGTCTGTTTTCAACTGCTCTTAGTATATATTCTTTTGCTTTTCCTGCTATCTCTGATAAAGATAGTTTCTGCATAAATAACGTGAGTTCATTTATGTTCATTACACCTATCTTTTCATACTGTGCATTTAGTTGTTTTTGGTTCATTTTTTTCCCTCGTCATATAAATATTTATTCATTACTTCTACGTATTTGTCCGCTACTTTATATGCATTTTTAGTAAGCTCTTGGCTGCTATCATGCTTAGAGGATAGTGAAACTATCCATCTTTCGAGTTCGCCTTTTTTACCTACAAATACATCTAACTTCTCTTTTCTTGAATAATAAAACGTTTCTATCATCGCAGGCAATCCAACGTCTACTACCGCTTCTGTAAAAAATTCTGCCGTTTTGTCCCATATTTTATTTTTTGATGTCTGGATGCATATTTGTCTAGATGGACTCATTTTATTAAACTGAATAGCTGTCAACCTAGCAATCTCTGTTACTGATTGTGGCTTATCTAGTGTCTTTTGGAGTTCTGTTGACATAGCCCATAGCATTGAGCTAATAACTGCCGTTTGTGCGTCTATCTTCACAATGATTCCCTAACAAACTCTATGAAGTCATAATCTAAACCATGCCTTTTTGTTATAGAATCAAATAGAGCCTTAACGTCTTCAATGTCCCCAAGGAGTACGTCTTCCAATTCTTCCATCATGTTTTCAAAAGCCTCTGATTTCTTTTCTTCCTCTTTTAAATGAGCATCTAACGACTCAGTATTTGCGCATATTTCATCCATCTAGTTCAGCCTTTCCAAGGTCTGCTAAATGCTGTGTATATGCTCTAATGCTCATCTTTTTTGCTTTGGCTTGTTTAAGTATTTGCTTTTTGGTATCCAAGAATACTTGAATTGATTTTAGTTGTTTTTCCATGTTCTTACCCTTTATAAAACATAGTTTACAATAAGCTACATTAGTTTAACCTTAAACGTTTAACGTTCTACTATTTCTTTTTCTATAAATTCCATTGCTTCGTTAAATCCGTAAGCTATTATCCCATGTGCGTAATCAAATCCATTTACTTTTTTTAGAAATGATTTTTGCTCGTCCGATACGCTTATTGAAGTAGATGACATCTTGCCTGTCGTTAGTTTTTTCTTTTGTCTCTTCATTTCGATGAATAATATCTTATTGGGAAGCATAACTATTACGTCACTAACGCCATTAACTAAGCCCTCTTTTTTTAGTTTACTCATCTGCTTTACTCTTTGAAGTTTACTCCCCTTTAATACTGCGCCATTTGGGGTAGCCCAGTACATTAGTTTTTTTATTCTTAGCCATTGGATTAACTTTTGTTGTTCTTCGGTTTCAAGTGGTGTTTTCATTTAAAATTCAAACAAAGAAGTTTTTGCAATTTCTTTCCTTTCAAAACTAGGATTGAGTGGCTCAGTAAATTCAACTCTTTCACTATGTTTCATCATCTGAGTTATTAGGTTTTTAGTAGTATTTATATCCATTGCATTGCCGATGAACTCGTATAGTTTTGAGTCGCTGAATCCATCTAGTTTGAACATGTCTTGAAAATCACCTTGAACCCTTGCATATTCTCTGGGAGTTAGCTTTTTTATTCTATCTTTTAATAAAACTCCTTGACTGCTAGACGTATCAAGTGTTTGAGAAACTTGCTTACCCACTCGACCTCTTCGTGTTGTAGAGCTTGGTCTTGATAAGCTGATACCATCACCATTTTCAGCAACTTCATACCCACTTTTTGTATTTGATTTTATTAAAACTTTAACGTGCTGATTTCCGCCTGTTGATGCAGTAGTTAGGGCTGGGGACACCCCATTAACTGAATAAATTCTATTTGTGATACTGTTGTGTTTTTTTGAGTTGATATTTCCTATTTTTCCTATTTGGTTTTTCCCGTCTACATATTCAAAACTTTTTATTGATTTTTCTTTCAAAAAGTACTTTTCTTTCATTTTTTCTTCTAGCAAGTCTAAAAGTTTACATGTAAGAGAAACTCTTTGAGGAAAAGGCATCTGTGTTGTATATGCTCTAAACCCCACAATAAAAACCCTCTCACGATTCTGAGGGGTACCTTGCTCTTTTGCGTTCATAATCCCCCATGAAATCGTGTACCCTTTGAGTGATTTGAAATCTTTAAGAATGCTTTTCCAATCCTCACCACCATTTGAGCTAAGCAAACCTCTCACATTCTCAACACTGAACATTTTTGGTTGTACTTCATCAATTGATTTGATAGCTTCAAACATCAAGCCGCCTCGTTCATCTGCTGCACCGCCACGACTTCCAGCCATTGAGTAGCTTTGACATGGTGGTGAAAGGTGGTAGTAGTCGATTTCACCTTTATACTTTTTCCCGTCCATTTCTCTAATATCTTCATAAAAGTTCGATGTAGGTACTTCGTGATTTTGTAAGTACGATTCTCTTTGTGGCTTTTTCCACTCACAGGCAAAGACTACTTCATGATTAATACCCAAATATTTTAAGGCAAATTCAACCGATCCGAATCCACCGCTAAATGCTGTTGCTACTCTCATTTTTTTAATGCCTCTTTGGATATCTTTCTAAGTTTATCTTCTTTCTGTTGATGCTCTATGATGATATTTGCTAGCTTTTCTCTTGAAAACTTCATTAGCTCAATGCGCGTATATCCTTTCACAGAACACCCCTGTCAATTTTACTTACGCTTCCTTTTCTGTCCGCTACATAAAAATCGTCTTGCACTTTATCTTCCATAATCCAAATACTGTGTAATGCGTCCTCTTGGCATGTGAAACCATGAGACTTTAGTGTTTTGTCTTTGTATACTGCTATTCTGTTGTTTAAGTCTTGTAGTTTGTAGTCTGTTTTAGTCATTTTAATACCTTATTAAATTTGGATGATATGCTTTTCTTAGCATTGCGTCTTGAATTGAATACATAGATTGACTATATATCTCCGTATCTGTTTTTGGTTGTGGTGCCTGTGGCTCATCTCTAAAAGCTTTTCTTGATTGCCTCTTTGCTTTTATAGTTGATGCTTTTTTTCTTACTTGCTCTTTCGGTCTTCTCTTATGCTTTAGCCCTATAGTGTCGTTATATGGCTTCAAGCACTTCATGTGTATAGCTTGTCTATATGTCTCCCCTTCGACCTTTTTAGCTACATTAAACGCATTAGCCGTTACGCTTCTGTCTTCTAAGCAATAAGGACACTTTAAAATATATTTAGTCTGTCTTGGTTTGTCTTTGTATTTTTCTACCGTTGCGTCCTTTCTATCTTTGCTTTGACACGCCCTACATCTTCCTACTCGATAGTTTTTATGCTCAATATGATCATATAAATAATAATGGCTCTTGCTTACTCCTCTATATTCATCACACCTAGTACAATGAAGCATGTACTTAAAGCTTTTTGTTTGGTTTACAGGTGGCATCCATCCGTGTTTTTGTTCTGCATCAAGTCTCATTTTAATTGCGGTTTGTTCATCTTTGCTTACCCCTACGTATGTATTTTTTCCATTTAGATATATTTGTACTTTCCATCTTTGATGGTGTGAGTCCCACGATACGCCCGTGACTTCACTTGCTATTAACGTAGTCATTTAATGCCCTATCCTTTTCATATTTGCTAACTTTCCTATCTTTGAGCCACTTAATGCTAAATCTTTTTTATGTGTTCCGTATGATTCCAATCTTCTTATAATCTTAGTCTCTAAATCGTTTGGCTCTGTTTGGTTCACGATTAGTATAAATTCTCTACCTCCTAACTCTTCCATTATTTCAGCTTGCTTGTCTGATAAATGAAAAGTTGCTCTAATATTCAAATGAGCTATAGTTGCTCGACAATCGTTTTTATTGTCGTATGATACCTTTGATACTGTTCTATTGATTTCGTGCATTTTAGATGCAATAGCTTTAGCCTCAGCGGTATAGTCTATCTTTTCGATAGAAACAAATCTCTCAATTGCTATCGGAATCCTATCCATGCCTTTTTTATAGTCGAAATTATCACCGCTAAGTGATTTAAAAAATTCTTTGTATTGTTGAGGTTCTAGCATCATCACATAATCAGCTATCTCGCCGTCTATGAAACTGCCTCCATGAATATTCAATTTAGCTTTTATGTCTTTTACAAATTTATTTATTAAATCGCTCATAGCTTAACCTCTCCATCAATTGTCAGACCTAATTCTAAATTTAGCATTTGGGAAGGATTTAAATTCATCTTGCTTTGTATCACTTGCGACTTTTGATAATCCGTAACTTTCTCGTTTAAGTATCCCTCGAATTTATTAGAGTAGAGTGTTTCAGGTCTAAGAAATTTACTCATCTTCTCATCACTTCCCCAGTTAGAAAACTTAGTTATATGCACTTGATGGAAGTCATCAAAGAGGAAGCCTTCGTTAAGCCTAGCCTTTATAGCGTCTCTAGTTTTCTTTCCATTGAGCTTATACCTGCTGTTGGTTACTGCGTTTAAGTCAAGTACGATTGAATCAATCAAGTCTTTGTTGTGTTCTACAACTTGGGTCTTGCACCCCCCTTCTTCTTTACCTTCTTCTTCCCCTTTAACTTGTACTTCCCCTTTAACTTGCTGGTGACCCCCCTCGTAGGGTGTAAAATTAGCGCAATAAATTCCTAAATAAGGCTCTTTAATGCCGTCTCTTTTTTGACCGTCTATATAACCTTTTATACTCTTTTCTATACTATATTTTTGAGACTTCCATATAATATTTACAAGTGGATCACTGAAGGACACATCTTCTGTTTTTATTCTAAGAAATTGTACATCTAACATGGTTTTGATATATTGCGCTATTTGAGAGTCTGTTAATTCTCCTATAACATCATCAAAGCTTTTGTAAAATGTGAATTGACTTCTACATTCCATGGGTAACTTTCAAACAATATTAATTTATAAGTGCTAATGAGAGGTGTTCAAGTTCTCAAACTATATAGTCACTTTTAGCTATTCAATGAGAAACTCAACCGAGCGGCTGAGTCCATAAGGCTTGAACACCTAAAAAAACTATAAAGAGGGAACCCCGACGGCAACCTCTTGTTTGTATTGTATCTAAATGATAGTTAAATTTCTATTATATCTTTCATTTATCATTCTGCGCTTTAATAACTTTTTTACCCTTCATTGCTCTGTTTCTTCTTGCTCTATGTCCTGCCATTATAGTATCCCTCTGTGTTCTCTAACTGCTTGTATTGCTCTTTTGTAAGCAAGTAACTTCCGTTCAAGCTTTATAGCTGCTTCACCTACCTTAATTGTAGGGTCCTCTTTTAATATTGTTGTAAGTGCGATATATTGCAATTTATTTGCTATAATCATGTTTCCGCTTTCCTTTACGCATTTCTATCCTTTTTTAGAATAGGTGAGTGGACTAGGTGATTTCCTAGCATCGTGTGTTCTTATTTATCCATCTTTGTGGCGGTTACTTTGGTTTGTTGTCCGCCACACCCCTTTCACTTTTTAATTATTTTGTATATTTTGATGCTCTACTGGCACACCTTTATAGTACTGTTGTTGATTTCCATTATGCTGCTGATTGCCACCGTTGTTATTGTTAGCATTATTGTTATAATTGCCATTATTTCCACCATTACCGTTTTGATTATTATTACCTTGCTCGTCTTGTAAATATAACTTAATGTCTCCATCCCAGCTACCAGTAGGAATAGAATCTAAAGATAGATGAATTGTTACTTTTCCGTCTTGACTAACTACTTCATTTGCATAACCTATTGTTTTCCAAGATGTTTTATCTTGACCCTGTTGATCTTGATATTGTTTTGGGTAACATGCTTTAAATTTTCTCATCTATATTCCTTTAATTAAATCTTATTATTTCTTCAACTGCATTGTCTCCAACCAGTTCAACACATACATCTATTGCCACACTGTAAAACTTATCAAATTCGTTTCCATCCATGGAATGAAATGCTATTGATTTAGTTTTAACAAAAGGTTCTCCTTTTAGGGGTATCATTGTCTCGAAATATCCGGCTCTATATTTAACACTTTCGTGTAAATTTGAAGAGTTTTTATAATGTTGCTGATTATGAATTACAGCGTTAAGCAAAGCCCAATACTTTTTATGAAACTTCATATTTCGTCTAGGCTTGTATTCCATGAATACATGCTCACCTATCTCTAATTTCTTGATTGCTTTCACATCATCATCATTGACGGGGGACAACCCCTTTTCTATTCTTACTAATTCAATTAGCATTTTGTTTGGTTAAAAACTCTTTGTACTCTTTAACCATTTGCTCTAACTGAGGCTTATTTAAAAGAAGTTCTTTCCCACTGCTTGCATTAATCATAAAATGTGAAGCGAAGTCTTTAGCCTTTACTTGATGTTCTTTAAGGTAATTGCTTAGTGTTTCGCTTTTTACGTTTGGTGCTTCATCTTTAGTTGTAACATCAGGGTCTCGATTATCGTCAATGGCAAATAACCCATTCATTGCGCTTTTTCTTGAATAAGAGGAGGTAGCTACTGTTATCTGGCTCTCGTCCATGCCTTTTCGGTTAATAGGCTCTCTTGCCATTGATTTACTCTCTACTGTCTCACCACTCTCTATATCTATTAAAGTAGCTATTGATTGATTATAGTGTCTTTCCCCTACTTGAATAATATCATCAGATAACACAACACAGCATCCATGCTTTTTCAATAATGGCTTTAGCCCTTGCTGTATATCCTCTAGCGTTCTATAGGCGTATTTCCCAAAGTTGTTATATTGATTTTTATTAACTGTCAACTCTACTTGAATAGAGCATAATTTTTTATAAATGCTCATTATGTTCTCTTTTTGTTGATTTTTATAGTTTGAGGAATTTCTTTTATGTCCTCTTCGTAGTGAGCATATCCAAGCTCTACTAATTCGCCATCTGATATATCTCTCTTTATCTTATTAGTAACACTTACGGAAGCGTCTTTAATAGTAATACTTGATACATTTATGCCCTTTAGTTTTTCAATACCGCTGGACTTCATCCATGACCCAACTTCTATGGAAGTCTCTTGTTTTAATTCTTTAAATGCTTTAATAGCCTCTGTTAAATCTTTTTTATATGCTTCATATTGAGCAATTTTTTCATCAAAACTACCTATCCCCATGTTTATATAGTCAGCTAGAGAAGCCTCTACAGGCATTTTTTTTAGTTGATACTCTTCTAGTTTGTTGTCAAGTATTTGAGATATGCTATCCCCATTATCTACAGCCGACTCTAGTCTAGTGGTTATTGTTTTTGATATTTTACTCATGTTATTCCTTTTTATTTATCCGTTTTTAAATTCATATTACTTAATATGTAAATCATCATAAACGCCTCTATGATAATAAATATTAATTGAATCACTTTATGCTCTTTACTTTTTTACTGATTGCATCAATTATAAAAGAGTTCATTGATCGGTTATCTTCTGTTGATGATTTTTTCATTTTCTCAAATAAATCATCTGGAACTCTTAGAGATATTGTTGTCATTCTAATCCTTTTCACTTTGATACCATAATGATACCAAAGTAATACTAAAGTAATTCTTAAATTTGATTAAAGAAGTTCTCGAATGATGAAATAAATGGAATTGGGTTATTTGTTAAATACTGTACATCTTGGTTTGAGCTTCCGAAAAAAGGTTCGATTAGGATAGCGGGGGCCTTTCCTAGATGAAGGAACCCTCCGCCCCTTTCGTTCTTGGTCTTTTCTTTTATACCTCTGTTTTTAATTCCCAGTAAGTTTTGAGTGAATTGATAGTTTAGTAGTTCTGCATAGTGTTTACTTTGTTCGTATCCGCTGTGTAGTACCTCAGACCCCATAGCTTGACTTGTATGTGAGTTAAAATGGAAAGAGATAGAAAGGTCTGCCCCCCATGAATCAATGTCACTATGAAGCTCTTTCATGTTTTCAGTGTACCCCATTGAAGCATCCCCGCGCTCAAATACTTTATAGTCGTGCTGTAGTGGCGCATTTGGTAATATAGAGAAGTGTACGAGAGTCCAATAAAATGAATACTCGCTTATGTTGTCGATGGTTTCTGCACCCTGCTTGTCAGAACTGTGGCCTATAACTAATGCAATTTTCATTACTATCCTTTAATTTAAGTAAAAAAGTATAGCAGATATTGGAGTGTATACGATAATCATTGACATTATGGATAGTTTTAAATGTAGTTTTGCTTTGTAGTCTCGTGTTGCTTTTTTAAGTGACTCGTCATCATCTATAAAGAAGTTGGCGTTATCTTTGGATAGAAGCTCGTAGAGGTCTATAGCTTCCCATCCTTTGAACTTAGGGTGCTTACTTCGCTTTAAACCTCTGTGAGTCATTTTGCTAACACTGGGACTAATGATTGAAGTATGTATAAACAAGCTGCTAAAACTATTCCACCGACTAGAGTTACTATAATTCCATTCTTTACTGAGCTTTTAGCATCTAGCTTTTTGTTTAATTCGTCTATTTTTTGGTTTTGTGATTTTTCTATATGGTTACTAAACTCTTTTTTAATATCATTAAAACCTTCTGATATTTGAGATTTCATGTCCTTCACCTCATCCTGTATACTGCTTACGGTTGAAAATAGCTCCTTGAATTTGTCTGATCCTTTAGCTAACTCTTTACTGTGATTTTCTAAATCATTATCTATTTTATTTGATAGCTTTTCTATAGAGGATACGATTTCGTCTTGCCCCTCTCTTAAGCCTTTTACGGTTTTAGTGCTGTTTACTTTTAAGTCAAAAGTTATCTCTTCGACTGTTTTCTCTTCCATGATAGACCCTTTAATCTATAATTATACTACCATACTGCTGTGGCTTCTGCCCCTGCTAGTCTCAATGCTTCGCGCAATTCTTCTTTTGAAACGTCTTTCTTTTTATTATTAGATAGAGTCCACTTTATAATCCCTCCGTCATCTAGCCCAACTATTACCGATGTCATTAGAAATTGTGAAGTCAAGTCCCCATCGAACGTGTTTCCGTTTTCGGTCGTTACTTTTATATTTCTAATTATTGCGTCTCTAGCCTTTGGGGGGCTAGGCAATATAGAATACTCTTGTGTTTCTTCGTCTTTCATGTGTTCCCTTTAGTGTTTTTTACCGCTCAAAAGTTCCATCCCTTTAGACCCAAAGAACGCACCAGTTACTACTATCATCAAAGCAGAATTAGCTTCTACCCAGTATGGGGCTAAACTTGAATTAAACCATGTCATACCTATCCAATTGGTCGTAAGCGAGATTAAAACAATACTTCTACTTGACTTATACCAAGGTATCATAGCGTCTGCTTTCCATCTTGTTGTAGTATGTTCATTATCTATCTTGTCTAACTCTAAGAGTATCTTAGGGTCTACTTCACCAGTGAATAAATGACGTATCCCACTTGTTATATTAGTTACGCCCTCACTAGCGTCTTTAACTTCTTTACCTATTCCAAACCACATACTACACCACCTTTTTTATTTTATACCACGTACTATAGAGTTTGCTCTAACCCCTGCGTATAGAACTTTAGCTTTAAACCAGTTCACGCCGTCAACTATCATTGCTTCATAGAAAACTTTGTCTATTTGTAATCTGCTTAATTTTTCTTCTTTGCCGAGGGTTTTGTTTCTGTCAATCAGTTTATCGTGAATAACACTAGCTCGTCTATGTTTTCCTGTTGCTGGTGATCCAACAATGTGCCATAAGTATTGAGGTATTGAAGCAAAATCAAACTCATATCCTACGTTTACCTTGATGGTTTCTCCTAATCTATCTGAGTGATAAAGAAGCTCTTGAAACACTCTCCATGTCTTGCCGTCCGCTAAAGGCTCGACTATCAAAGGGCTTATAAATTGGCTCACCTGTTACCCCTACTGCTCAACATGGCTTCACTTTTTTTAAGCACTGCTATAGCGTGTGCCTCTCTTAGTTCTTCCAACGTAACATCAACTATTGAATTGTCGAACATTATCCATTTGGTAGTAGTTAGGCTGAGATATGACGCTGCGGTAATCGCTTCTACCATACTAGCTCTAGACGCATCGTTCCCATCAAACACTTTCCCAGTAGATATTTCAACGACAATACTATCTATAATTATTTGACGCTCACCTTTTTTAAACTCTACTGTCTTTACTTCTGGTACTTCTTCATAGTAATCCGTTTGTTTAATTAGACCGTTTACTCGTCCTCTTCCAACTAAGCCCATAGTATCCCCTTTATTCGTAAACTCTAGCGGTTAGAGTTTTAAATATACTTCCAAGCGCTTTAAGAGTTATTTTAATCTTAATAGTAGTTGCTCCTATAGCATCTAATACCGCATTGTGCTGTCTTGTTACTTTTAGATATCCCGCTTCTCTTATGTCTTGTTTTTCCTGAGTAGTAAGAAGTCTATTGAATATTTGTGCTTGGTCTATAGCTATATTTAAATTCGGTGTTACATTAGTCGATCCCGCACCAATTCTTGTACCATCTATTACGGCGAATCCGCCACTATTCACCCAAGTTGATGGAACTGCAATGCCGTCAAGCTCTACAGCTGTCGTAGATGCAACACCATTTCTCTCTATTAATATGTGATGGAACTTATCATCATTTGTAATTGTGGCACCGTCCGCTTCTAAATACCCAACTTCTAATCCAACCCACATCTTACTTGTGAAAGAGCCTCCTACTGCAAATGAACACACTCCACCGTCTGATATATTTCCCCAACAAAACATACCATTATTATTCACAACTGTTGTGCCAGTAAATTTAATAAAAAAAGATGCTGTTGATACTGTTGCGGGTATCACAGCATCATTAGATGCAACGTATACGCTTGTACCTATACCGCTAAGAGCTTGGCGGAACTTACCTTTAATGTAAGATACTGCACCACCGACAGCAGACAGAGTCGATGTACCCATATTGTCCGTTAGATTTCCATTAAACTCACAACTAAATTTTAAGGAACCATCGCCGAATGGATCCGTATCGCTAGTGATTGGTGCTGTGACTACTTCACTTGCCAAGGTTGCATCTTGATAGCCGGTAGTAACAGAATCCATTTCATAAGATACTGTGTTATCCACAAAGGCTATTAAAGGAACTTCTGCAATAGTAGGGGTATAAGTATAAGGGCTTGCAGAATTAGTTATTAATACTTTCACAATGCTTTTATCCGCTTTTTGAAGATATGTAAAATCTCCATTAGCTAAAGAGAAGGTTGTCTTCAACTGATCAACTGTGTCTGAAGTATTCGGGATATCTGCGAAACCCTGTGCAGAGGTGTGCGTTACAGTAGCTTGCCCTACGTCTACTTTTTTAAACGTTACAGCGGGTATAGCTGTCTGAGCATTACTTATTGCTGTTCCGCCGTCTGCTGTAGCCATAATAATACCACCAGTTGTAACCGTATTAGATAATGTTACAAACTCGGTTGGTATATTTGAGCTATTTACATCTATCTCTATAGACTCTGTAAACGCTTGGAACTTGTTCTCCATAATGTGAGAACCGGTTCCACTAGGTGTAAACCCAAGCTTTGAAGAAAAAACAGTTATTTCCCAAAGCGGGTCGGTAGATGGAACGTCAGGAAGAACCCCGCTGAAAGTACCATTTGTATTATCTACAACGCTATTTAGATTAGTCCATGAATATGTTAAGTCAGGCCCATAGTTTGACATTGTTATAACGATAGGAGTACCCATAAATTCAGAAGATGGGCCAGTAATAGAGGGCGTTTCTAGTCCTCCTCCACTTTCCACCCAAGTACCATCTTTTCTGCCGTATATACTTCCGTCTATTGGTGCTTCAGGAACTCCACTTGTAGGCTGTGTGTCTGTAAATACAATCGCGTCACCTGCACTGTTGACTCTTGGGTAATACAAAGGGGTGAAGGTTGCTGGCGTGTCTGATAAGTCAAGGTACGAAGTGGCACCACCACCACCTATTACCTCGACCCAAGCACCATCTTTTCTAGCGTATGACTTAGTATCAATAGGCGCTTCTAGGACTGCTATTTTTACCCAACTCAGAACCGCTCTACCATACTGAAACCCATCGTTTGGTGCTTCTGGTACGCCTGTTTGAGCTGGATCGCTCCATATTAGCGCTTTATCTGCTCCGCTTGCCTTTGTTAATACTTGTCCAGTAGTTCCACCATTAAACTTATCTAAATCAGTCTTATTTGTGTCTGCTTTTCCATCCGCCGATGATGCAGTAGCTTGTGCAGAGTTGGCTGCATTGTCGGCTGTCTGTATTCCGCCTTCAATTTTATTTAGATTAGTTGCGTTTATTGCTGGTAGTGCGTCATTCGTCCATACGGTAGGTGTGTACGCCATTTTTATTTTCCTTTTAACATGGTAATAGTGTATCGCTTGGGAATAGTGTTTCACTTGGTGTTTTAGGGCATCCCGCTGGGGCATCGTGTCCTGCAACATAAGCAGTTAGTTCTAGTACTGCGCTTATAGAATATATATCAGTGCTTAGTTGACTTACACTATATGGCGATTTGAATCTAAACTTTTGAGCATCTACTTGTCCCATGTATGGGAATGATGCAAAGAACTCATCTGTCCCATCGTTTATCAATACGTCATAAAAGTTTATCCATTCGTTGACCTGTGTAATATTATCTAATATGAATGTATAACTAGCTGTTGGCAATACTCTTGATTGTAATCTAACTCTATTCGTGAAGTCAAACTCTACCACCTGATTGATAGATGCGTAACTATTGCTATTTGATGATAAAGATGCGCACGGCAATGTAGATGGGTAAGTTATCATTTTGTATTTTCCTGAAAACTTGCGGATACTTGAAATTTATCATCACCTAGAAATACTACATTTAGCGCACTCATAAATCTAAACTCTTTTTTTGTGCCTTCGTTGAATATCTTCCAGTCTGCAAGAAAAAGCTTTGTACCGTCTTTAAGTGTAGTGAAATAGAATGTTTCAAAGTCTAACATCTGCAATCTGCTCTCACATACAAATGACGCTGTAAACTGCCTATTTCTTCTATTATTTTGTCTGCGTTGAAGCTGTGAACTTAAAAAGCTTTGTCCCTCTGTTGCTGAATTACTTGCCATTCTAGGGCATGGTAAATCGGCTGGATAATCAATATCGGTTGAGGGAAAGAAAGGCATTATGTACCAGCTAGCTTTTTAATAGAGAAATATCCACGACTAAACCCTAGTCCTGAACTACTTGAGTCTGCTCTAGCCATAAGAGATATGGAACTTCCGCCATTAACTTGCTCCATTGCTTTGCCTGTACAAGTTTCTAGCATAGTAGCTCCATTTCCTACGATAACCGCGCTTTTATTTGTGTCAGGGGTTGATCCATTGATTGATATCCCAAAAGAAACACCTTCGCCCACATTGGCAACGCCTATAATATTCCATTCTATCTCAAATCTACCGCCTATGGTTGGAGTCAATGTTCCAATAGTTGTGTTTACCGTGACCCCATTGGATGATGAAAAAGCGTTTATAAACGAATTAGAAACAGTAGTCCAAACACCTGCGCTTAATGATGGTAACCCAGAAATTGTTACCATCCCCCCATGTGCCTGAAGTCCTGATATATCTTCTGTATTCCCTGATATTACATTTGTATTTGTATTTACTTGTGTTATGGTATCGTTTATTTTTGTGCGCTGGTCTCCCATAGGGACGTTATCTAAAAGTAAGTCTATTGCCATTTAATCACTCCATGTATTAGTATCTAGCCAAGTGTCTGTATCTCGCCATACGTTGGTTGACTGGTCGTAAATAGAATCATCATAGTTGATAGCTTTTATATCGACTATGCCATCAGGGCTAGGGCTAACACTAGTTACAATATAATCTCTTATAATGTTATTGGACGAACCCATAGAAAAAGGTGTTTTGTCGTATTCGTAGCCCCAATATATCCATCCAAAAGTAAGAGGATTATCTAGCAATATCTGCTGGTCTCCAATTACTGTAAAAGTTAAAGGGTCGCTAACCTCTCCTGTATCTCTTATAAATATAATTGTATCATAATTGTCCACATTTGCCGTTAAGTCGTAATTTATAACAACGTCAACCACTACCCCATTTTTAAACGCAACTTGCCCGCCTTGACCCCACTTAACCATGTTGTGAGATATTCCTATTCTGTCTAAGTAGTTTGGTATTACCCCTTGGATATCTGTTTTAAATGATAGTATTTTTTTACGTGACTCTTTTTGCTTGTACCCATAAGTAGCTTCATTTAACGCTATGGTTTCATCCGTACAACCTATAAGCTCCATCACTTCAGGATTAACGGAATTAGTAGGGTATGTTCTAACATCTTCTTTGAAGTCGGTAGGTCGTCTGTATTTAACTCTAACACCATCGAACCCATCTTCTTGCCCAAACAAGTAATCAATCTTTAAAGATTCTTTTACTATGTTTGTCTCATTGAATACATAGTTTCGTATAGGTTGAGCTTGATCTTTTCTTATTGCAAGTATAGCCCCATCTAAATAAGGAATGTATCTTCCTGCTTTTGCTATCATTTTTATAGCATCGTAAACTGGCATTGATTTATCAAGTGTGCCGTTAAACTCTTCTGTCGTAGAAGGAAGCAGTAGGTCACTTTCGCTTAACCCTGCGCCATAGTCAGTATTAGTATAAATGTCTGTTATAGAATCTTTTATAGTGCTTATATTATCTATTCTTGTAACCCATGCGTTTATCTGGAATTGAGATATAGCACTTAGTCCGTTTGTAGCTTTTGCTTTTACCCATAGTAACGTTAAGTCTCCGAAGCTCTCGCTATTTGGTGGGACTTCTATGTATTTTAGAGATTCCATAATAACCATATCACTAGACCTATTGCCTGAGGGTTCACCAGTTGTACGCTTTATGCTTACTTTTAGGATATCACCCTGCTGTATTGTTAGAGGGATTAATAAAGATTCAGTAAATCTAAATGGTGAACTATCTTTTTCCGTGTATGATATTTGAGTAGCAGAAGTTGAAAAATTACTCCCATTTCTATACGCTTTTGTTATAACTTGTAGAGACAATACTCTATCCTCAAAAACACCAGTTGATGAATTTGTATTATATAAGCCTCTCGGAAGAACTAAATCTATTTCAAGTTTTTGGGGCAATGAATTAGTAGCAGTATTTAAAGTAAACTCGCCATAAGTTGTATCAAAAGTAGCGTTACATATTGTTTTATCATTCGTCATTGTGATAGTTCCGAACCCGAACTTTTCAAAATTTATATCAAACCCTACTTCTGAGCTATCGCTTTGTCCCTCTTCTATTCTGTATGTTGGCACACCTATATATGTTAACCCGTTGAATTCTATTTTATATACTTTTCCTATCTCTGAGAAAAAGTAAAGCTCTGAGTTAGAATTAAACAAGTCTTCGTATATGGTGCGCCCGTATGTTCTAGCCCAATCTGTATTGGTTGCGCTTGTTACTGTTGCCGGCTCAGTAGTGAACACGTGAGACTGAACGGTTACTGTGTGATTAATTAAGTCTACTGATTGAACGGTATAAGTACCATCATTGCTATCACTGTTAGATATGATTATTTGGCTACCTAGTGCTAAAGATGATATGTCAGGGTATACGCCGCCGTTATACTGTCCAAATGTTATAGTGCTTCCACTAAAAGATAAATACATTTCACTTTTCTGTGGTGTTCCTCTTACTTCCAAAGTAGATACTTCAGGAACCGTTCTAACTCTTTGATGATAGCTTGCGTCACCTATCGCGTTTTCAATGTTAGCAAAACTACTTTCGTATATTGTTTCATATTGGAAAGTTTCTGTGCTTATATCGCTAGATGTAGTATCACTTACAAATATATCATTTAGTCTATATTTTCCTGCTCCTATACACATTAACTGATATAAATATTGCTCATTATCTTCATACCTATAATATGGGGCTTCTAATAAGCTAGGATATACTCTAACTCTTCCATAGTGTACGGGTATGGGTTGTCCTAATCTTTGTACGTTTTGCTGAGAGTTTAAATTGTATACACTCGATTGTTTATTGTTTGATCGTTGCGAACTGCCTAGCCCTATATCTGGAACATCTGGCTTGAATATTTGTCCAACTGCATAACTAATTGCTGTAGCGACTGCAAAGTTTACTAAATATGCAGCAATACCAGTAAGTCCGAATGCTGCTGCTATTTTAGGGTGCATAATAAAAGTAAGAACATCATCAGTAGATACTTCCGTATCAAAATCATTTACCTCTAGTTTTTTATCGTTCAAAAATATAGTGTATGGACTATTTACCCCTAATGGATACTTATCTATTAGATAGTCAATAACTCTTTCACATTGATAGTTAAATGTATCTATATCTTTTAGGTTTGTTATATCTTTTACAAATCTTACCTGCATATCATATACTTTTTAAAAGGGAATTTTTCATCAATTTTATTTAATGTTTCATATCTTACACCATTTTCATCATTATGTACAATTCCGTCCGAATAAAAAACGCCTGCATGGTATAAAGTTCTTTCGCTTTTGCCTAGTAGTACTATGCATCCATTAATGGGTGATTTTATCTCTCTTAGTTTACCATCTGTAACATCATCTTTATATGACATTGCCTCTCTGATTGTCCCTATGCTTGCGTCTATCTTTGGTGCGCATGGAACTAAATCGCAAACCAAATGCCAACAATGGTAATTGTCATTATTGTGAGGCTTTCCAATAAGTGAATTTATTTTATCTTTCATTATTTCAACCCTAAAAATACCCAGCTATCAAAGTTACGTGTAGGCACTTTTTTAGCATATAGGTTAGTTCTTGTTGCGGTAGCTGTAATACTTATTGCCGTTGCTGAAACGCTTGTCAGTTCTAGCTCTATAGGGTCTATTTGTGACGTTATATCTCCATCAATGTACACTCTATATATCATCTTAATAGGCTCTTTCATGTTTCCACTTGCTAGTTCTATCTCTGTGATTCCTATTTGAGCTACATTGTCAAATACTAGACCTATTTCTTGCTGGTTACTTCCTTTTGTTGGAAGAGATACACTAAAAGCAAACGGTGTAAATGTTTTTGATACTCCTGCGCTTATTTCTAATATCTGAGGGACTGGATCGTTTATTAAATAATATGTTTGAGTAAATAGGGAATGCGATAATTCCACCGTATCGTATGATCTAACGTCTATAGTGTTAGAAGAGTATACCCTTTTAAGGTCATCGGATAGTGCCATTATCTACTAAGCCCGAATGATGACTGTACAGCATTTCCTACAGGTGAAGTATTTCTACTTATACCGCTAGCTATAGCGTTGCTAACTTGCTCTATAATGACGCTTATATTATCTCCATCTTGCTGTACGTCTACACTAGCATTTGAATTGTTTACCACGTTTACATTAACACTAGCTCCTAATTTATCATTAGATGTTATGCTGCCGCTTTGGGATGGCGTGAATAGTTCGGGGCCTTTTTCACCTACTAGATAACTTCTTTGTCCTATGACTGGACCACCTGAAGCCCTTGCCCCAGATGGTGAAGAAGTTCCACTGCTTCCGCCTATCGCTCCTGCTAATGCGTTAATAGCTTGCTGTACAACTAATACTTTTATCAACTGAGCTATGATATCTTTTATAATAGACTTCATTGTATCGCCCCAGTCATTAGCCCCATCAAGCATCTTTCTAAAACCGCCTGCTATGCCGTCAACCATTGTGGATGATAGAGACTGCACTAAGTCGTTAGCTATCTTGGTGTTAGCGTTCATTTCTAAATAGTAGTCTCTAGAGGCTCTTTGTATCTCGTCCCATAGTGTGACCTGCTTTTCAAATTCTTGTGTTACTTGCTTGGTTACGTTAATTTGTGCGTCTGCGCCCTCAGGTTCTTCAAATAGCTCTTTCATAGCATCAGAAAGTTTTCCGACTGTTTCCAATTGTGCTTGGAATGCTTCTTCTGTACCGAATATTGCATTAAATAGCAGCTTGTATCCCTCGGCTGCAAAATTTATGCTCTGCACCATTACGGCTAAAGTTTTAGCAACTACGGCAATAATATCAGCGATACCACTTAGAGCATCTTTGAATACTTTACTTTCCGTAACTGCTACCGTAAAAGATTCCGCTATTTGCTTTAAGTCAGGCGCTAAATCAGCAGTAAACTTTTCACCAACAAAAGCTATTGCTAGACCTAGCTTTTGAAACCCGTCATTCATTTCCTCTACGTCTTTAACTTGGCTTTGAGTTAATACGCCTAGTTTTTCCTGCTCTGTGATAAAAGCACGAATCGCGCCCGCTCCGCCCTCCATAGTGTTTTTTAGAGCTACACCCTCAGAATCGAATATCTTCATCATTAGGGCGGTTTTTTCACCTGTGTTTGTTAGCTTTGCCATAGAGTCGGCAATAGCTAAGAATGTTTCATCAGGGGATAGCTTAACTAAGTCCTCTGCTACTAGCCCCAAGTCTCTTAGCGCTTGCTTTGCCTCACCAGTTCCTCGTGAAGCCTCAAACACTCGTCTATTCATACGTTGGATTGCTTGACCTAGCGTTTCAGTACTTACACCA